TAAAAGAAGCCGCAAAAATCGGAATACTCGATAAATACGGAAGAGCGGGAGTAGCCGCACTCGCATCGGCAACACCGGTAGACAGCGGAAAGACTGCGGCATCGTGGAACTATTCCATAGAGCACAGTTCAAATTCCGCAACTATTTCGTTTTATAACACAAATGTCAATAAAGGTGTAAATATTGCTATTATACTACAATTCGGTCACGGCACCGGAACCGGCGGATGGGTTGAAGGAAGAGATTATATCAACCCTGCCATTCAGCCGATATTTGATCAGATAGTTGAAGAAGCTTGGAAGGAGGTTACTAAACTGTGAGTAAGGTAGTTGATGACAGAGTCGTTCAAATGCGATTTGACAACGGACAGTTTGAAAGTAATGTCCGTACCAGCATATCAACGCTCGATAGATTAAAGCAGGCATTAAAGCTTGACAACGCAGGAAAGAGCTTTGACGGAATAAATTCATCGGTAAAGAGTGTAAATTTCTCGCCGATGACATCTGCGCTGGAAACAGTTAGTGCTAAATTCTCGGCTCTTGAGGTAATGGGCGTAACAGCCCTTGCAAATATTACAAATTCGGCGGTCAATGCCGGGAAACAGTTGGTGTCTGCATTTACAATACAGCCGGTAAAAACGGGTTTTCAGGAGTATGAAACTCAGATAAACGCAATTCAAACCATTCTGGCTAATACGCAGCACGAAGGCACCAATTTACAGCAGGTAAATGCGGTATTGGATGATTTAAACCATTACGCGGACATGACTATCTATAATTTTACGGAGATGACCCGTAATATAGGTACGTTCACAGCAGCGGGTGTTGGATTAAATCAGTCAGCAGCGGCGATAAAAGGTATCGCAAACCTTGCGGCAATGTCAGGTTCGACGTCACAGCAGGCAAGCAGTGCAATGTATCAGCTTTCACAGGCTATAGCAGCGGGACGAGTTAATCTTCAGGATTGGAACTCGGTTGTAAATGCGGGTATGGGCGGTAAAGTATTCCAAGACGCGTTGAAGCGTACCGCAAAAGCTATGGGCATAGTCGTGGATGAGTCGACATCTTTTAGAGATTCGATAAGCTCCAGAGGCGGCGACACATGGCTTACTTCCGACGTCCTTGTAAAAACGCTTGAACAGTTTACAGGCGATATGAGCGAAGCGGAGCTTGCGGCGGAAGGTTTTACAGAGTCGCAGATACAAGAGATAATGCAGCTTGCGGAAACTGCTAACAAGGCAGCGACGCAGGTAAAAACTTTCACACAGCTTTATGATACATTAAAAGAAGCGGCGCAATCCGGATGGACGCAGAGCTGGGAGTATATTGTGGGCGACTTTGAAGAAGCTCGCGATATGCTTACGCAAATAAGCGATGCGTTTAGCGGATTTATAAATAATTCTGCCAATGCTCGTAATGAGATTCTTAAAGGCGGTCTTGCCACGGGCTGGAAACAGCTTATGGAAGAAGGCATAACCAACGAACAGGACTTTCAAGAGGTTGTACTGGAAACCGGAAAAAAATACGGTGCTGTCACCGACGAGATGATAGAGGACGCAGGTTCGTTTTCAAAGAGCTTGAAATCCGGTTGGCTGACAACCGATATTTTATCGGAATCATTGAACAACTACGCGTACAAAATGTCGCAGTTATCCGATGAGGAGCTTAAAAATTCCGGTTATACCCGTGAACAGGTTAATGAACTTTTAGCACTTAACGAAGCTGTTCAAAATGGTTCTAAATCTCTTGATACATATATCGAGAAGATGACCCAAATGTCCGGTCGGGAACTGCTGTTTGATTCCGCTAAGAACATAGCATCCGCTATAGGTGATATAGTAACGCCTATAAAAGAAGCATTTAATGATATTTTTCCGTCGATAACCGGCGATCAGCTTTATGGACTAATTGAGCAGTTTCATTCGCTTACGGAAAAATTCAAAATAAGCGACGAAACCGCAAATAATTTAAAACGTACGTTTGAAGGCGTTTTTGCCGTATTCGACATCGGTATACAGGCCGCGAAATCCTTGGGGCAAGGTTTATTTGACTTGATAGGAAAAGCAACTCCCTTAGGAAGCAGCTTTCTTGAAATTACCGCATCCATTGGCGACTTTCTTGTAAATTTGGATGAGTCAATAAAGCAGAGCGGGATATTTAAAGGAGCCGTTAAAGGCATTACCGATGTATTCGGATTGGCTGCCGATGCTATTAAACCTGTTATCGACGGCATTGGGAATTTGGATTTTTCCGGGCTTTGGACAGGCATTAAAAATATAGCATCAAAGGTTAAAGACACCCTTGGCGGAGTGTTCGATTGGATAAAAGAACATATTTCCGGAAAAGATCTGCTTGCAGGACTTACAAGCGGCGGAATTATCGTAGTTGTAAAGAAAATTTCCGGACTTATAAAGACTGTCAAGGATAATATCGAAGGATTATTCGACGCGTTTAAGAACAAATCTGCAGATAGCATAGTTTCTAAATTTAAGGATATACTCGATTCGGTTCACGAAGCTTTAAGTTCATTTACGAGCGGTATACGTGTTGGCTCAATAGTAGCCATAGCAGCGGCAGTGACACTTTTAACATCTGCGATGGAAAAGCTTTCACAGATGAAAAGTGAAGATGTTGCCTCATCACTTTTGGCAATCAGACTTATGATCGCATCGCTTAATTCCGGATTTAAAGGCTTAACTAAAATACTTGACAGTTTCAAACCTAAGGGTGTTATAAAATCTTCATTGGCACTTATCGCAATGGCAAAAGCCGTTAGTATATTGGCCGATGCTATGCTGAAGATTAAAGATTTGTCTTTATCTGAACTGGGAACGGGGTTGGCAGGAATCGGCGGCGCGTTAGCCGAATTAACTGGTGCGACTGCAATCTTGAGTAAGTTTAGCGGAGGTAAATCACTACTCGGTGCAACTGCGGTTCTTATTTTATCAAAATCACTTGACGAAATTGCGGAGGCATTAAAAAATTTAAGCTCCATGTCATGGTCTGAAATCGGACGTGGGTTATCAGCAATGGGAGGAGCTTTAGCTGAGTTAAGTATTGCGGCAGGTGTTGTCGGAAAATTATCCGGATTTTCAAGTATATTCGGAGCCACTTCAATATTGATAACCGCTCATAGTCTTGATGAGATAGCTACAGCGCTTCAAAAATTCGGTTTTATGAACTGGGGTTCGATCGGCAGAGGCTTGGTCGCCATGGGAGGTGCATTAACGGAATTAGGAGCGGTGAGCGGCGTTCTTGGGAAATTATCAGGTTTCTCAAGCATATTAGGTTCCGTTTCAATATTGATAATCACGCAAAGTCTTGACGGGATAGCCACAGCGCTTCAAAAATTTGGCTCTATGGACTGGGGTTCGATCGGTAGAGGTTTAGCCGCTATGGGCGGTGCTTTAGTCGAGCTTGGTGCGGTAAGCGGTACTCTTGGATATTTAACGAATATATTTGGATTACTCGGCGCAGGAACAATACTTTTAGCTGCGCAAAGTCTTGATGAGATAGCCGACGCATTCCAAAAATTCGGTTCTATGGACTGGGGTTCAATTGGCAAAGGGTTCGTTGCTATGATGGCAGCGATGGGCGCAACGGGTTTGGGCGGACTTTTAAACACTTTTTCCGGCTTCGGAGCTATTTCTATAAGTATTATAGCAGAACCACTTAACGAGCTTTTCGACGTATTCCAGAAATTCAGTACAATGAATTGGGATTCGATCGGACGTGGGTTTGCAGCTATGACAACAGCAATGGGCGCCACAGGTATAGGAGGACTTCTTAACACCTTCTCCGGTTTTGGCGCGATTTCTATAAGTATGATTGTCGGACCGCTTGACGAGCTTTTCAATGTATTCCAGAAATTCAGTACCATGGATTGGAACACTGTTCAATCCGGATTCGTTGCGATGACAACCGCAATGGGTGCTACAGGTTTAGGCGGGATTCTTAATACTTTTTCCGGTGCCGGTTCGGCATCTATCGCCACCGTTTCAGGTTCGCTCGACGAACTCGCAGAGGCTTTTGTGAAATTCGGCAGTATTGATTGGAATACGACAACCAACGCGTTCAAATCAATGACGACAGCAATGGGGGCAACTGGCTTAGGAGGACTTCTTAATACTTTTTCAGGTCTTGGCTCTTTGTCTATTGCTACTGTTGCCGAACCGCTTGGAGTGCTTGCTGATTCTATTTCAAAATGGAGTGATATAACAGTACCTGACGATTTAGCTCAGCAACTTGGAGAGATCGCCGGCGGGGTTACAAAATTTACGACGGCTATAATCGGAGCACCAGCATTAAAATCGTCCGCGCTTGCAATCGGCACACTCGCCGAATCAATTGCTAAATGGTCAGGTGTAACAATACCCGACAAATTTGGTGAAAGCATTGGGGAGATTGCCGGCGGGGTTGCAAAATTCACGACGGCGATAGTTGGAGCACCGGCGTTAAAAACAGCAGCGCCTGCGATCGGCACACTCGCAGAATCAATTGCTAAATGGTCAGGTGTAACAATACCCGACAAATTTGGTGAAAGCATTGGGGATATTGCGAAAGGTGTAAACAAGTTCAGCCCAATCGCCGGTTGGTGTACTGCGGAGGCAGTAACCCCTATAGGCGATCTCGCAACGGCTATACAGAAATGGACAGGGATAACTGTACCGGATAATTTTTCCGAGATGTGTACCGATTTATCAACCGGTATAGAAAAACTTACAGGATTCAACACCGATAGCGTAACAACTTCTGCGACAACACTTGAATCGATGGGGTCATCGCTAAATAATATAGCGTTTGCGCTGAGTAGTTTAAGCAGCAATGTTACATCAGGAACACAGGCAATAGACGATCTTGTTGATACTCTGACAAATTTGGGCTCTCTCACGATCGACACATCATCCATCACAAATGCCGTAAACGACATAAAAAAAGCCTTAACTGATGGTTTATCCAACGTTGACACGAGCAGTGTTTCGACAGCGGCGAGTGAGTTTGTACAAGCTTTTGCAACAGGAATAACCAATCAATCAGCAGCTATCGTGGAGGCGTCGACCGCGTTGGTAACGGAAGCAAGCACGGCATTTGCGAACGTTGATACCGGAGCGGCTACATCTGCCGGCAGCAGTTTGGTTACACAGCTTGCGCTTGGTATATCAAGCCAGACGGGAACGGTAACATCAGCGGTGCAGTCGGTAATTCAAGCAGCACAATCAGCATTTAATTCAGCATCAACAGCAGCTATATATGCCAAAGGTTCACAGCTCGGGCAAGCATTTGCAAACGGAATAATGATTAAAACTACTGCGGCGGCATCAGCAGCTACAGCGGTATATAACGCAGCGGCATCGGCGATTCAGGGAAGCTCATCGGCATTCTATTCAGCGGGTGTTGCGGCAGGACAAGGGTTTGTGAATGGTATAAACAGTATGATTTCAGCAGCAGCTTCTGCCGGTGCAGCTTTAGGAAGCGCGGCATCGAGCGCGGCTAAGTCGGCATTGGATGTAAACTCACCCTCAAAGGTATTCGCGCAAATCGGCGTTTACACCGCGCAGGGATTTGCCAATGGAATTCAAAATGGAACCGGTGGAGCGGTAAAAGCAGCCGTAACCATGGCGACAAATGTTCTCAAAGGTACTCAGGATTATCTCGGTATAAATTCTCCGTCAAAGCTTATGCGCGATGAGGTCGGAAACTACATCGTTCAAGGTATAGCGGAGGGAATAACCGAGGATATGACAGCGGAAGAAGCCGCTGAAAAGAAAGCCGAGAACATTAAAAATGCGTTTAAGGATGCAATAGATAAAATTGACATGAAATCCTCACTTGCCGATTCGCTTTATAACCTTTGGAAATATGAAGGCGGGGCAACTGCAAATTCCGATGAACAAGCGGATAAAGAGATCGAACTGCTTAGAGAAAAAGCCGCGAATCAGCAGGAAATAGTTGAGCTTCAGGCAGGCAAACTCGCCATAATGGCTAAACAATACGGCGAGGAAAGCGATGAATACATAGAAGCCCACAAGGATTTTGTGGATGCGGAGGTAGAACTTGCTGAGCTTATAGATAATATAGAGGAAAGAGATTATCAAAAGTCTGAAGATTGGATCAATCGTCAGAAGGAGCTTCATAATTTAAGCGCAGAGGAAGAGTATCTGGCATGGATGCGTGTTCTTGCGCGTCAGAAGGAAGGTTCCGAGCGTTATTTAGAAGCTCAGGAACATATACGAGATTCGATAGAGAGCGTTTATGAGAGCTATTATCAAAATTCTAAGGACTGGATAAGCAATGAAAAAGCATTTGACCGTCTTGGAATTGTGGGAGAGTATGCGGCGTATACGCGTGTAATCAATCAGCTTAACGAGCTTCTGCCTCATGCTGCCGAGTTTGGATTAGATCCTGAAGATATAAAGGATGAAATAAGTTCGATAGCACAGACTCAATATTCTCTTGCAAAGCAGGTTTATGAGGCTAAGAAACAATACGAGGAAGACGTTCAGGAGCTTCGGCAGGACTACGAGGA